CCTTCGCTGTCGTGTTGATGCCCGACAGGCGGGCAGACTCAAGGCCACGCTCCGCAGACCGCACGGACTCCGCGGCTTGGACCTGCGTATCCGCAGCGTTCGAGACAGCGTCCGCCAACCCGCGCTGAGCGTCGGCAACGGACTGTGCGGCTGCCACCTCTGCGCGTGCGGCCTCCCGGTGTGCGTCGGCAACGGCCTTGACCTGATCGGATACGTTCTGCTGAGCGTCCGCGAGCTGCTGTGCGGCTCGCTTGACGGCATCGTTGCCGTCGACGCCTTCCTTGCGGGTTTTCTTGGCGTCGGCCTGGAGCTGCGTATAGCTCTTGGACTGTTCCTTCTGCGCCTGGACGGCCTGGTCATAGCTGAGCTGCGCTCTGGCCAACTGACCATCAGACGCGGTGCCAGCCGCATTCGACGCCTGCACACGAGACAGCTCGTCGGCTGCCTCCTGCACGCGCAGTGCGGCGTCACGCTGGCTCAGGGCGCCGTCAGTCAGCTTGTCGTTCAGGTCGCTGAGCTGCTTCGCGGCGTCCTGCCGTGCCTGCGTGAGATCCTGCTCCGACTGACGCGCGCTGCGCTGAGCGTCGGAGAGGGACCGTTCGGCGCGGGCCACGTTGTCCGCTGACTGACGTCGCTGGTCGGAGGCACGCTGCACGGCCTGTGCTACGGCACGTTCCGCGTCCTCCACCTGACGGTTAGCCTGCGAGATGGACCGGGCAGCGTTGCGGTAGGCGGATCCTAGAGCCTGCTGTGCACCCTGCATCTGCAGCGCCTGCTGCTCAGCCTTGACGCCCGCTGCAGCCGAGTTGTTCGTCGCGCTGGCAGCTTCCTTGTCCGCGGCCGTCTTCGCCTGAATGACGGTAGTGACGCCCTTGATCGCCGGAATAGCAGCCAGAGCCAGCGCACCGACTCCCGCACCCGCGGCAGTTGCGGCGGCTGCGATGGCGCCGATGCCTGCCGCAAGGACCGGACCGAGCGGGATGGCCGTCAGGATGGCCATCTGGATCCCGAGCCCCATCAGGGCTGACGTCGCGTGCGAGGTGTCCGCGAACGCCTTGATGTGGACGAGCTTCAGACTGTCGGCTTCGGCGTCCAGTGCCGCCAGTTCAGCAGCAGCGCGAGCGGCGTCAACCCGGACGTCTATGTCGTGGTGCTGGATAGACAGGATCTCCAGGCGCGTTTGGATGGCCTGAATCTCTGCCAGTGCCGCGCCGGCGTCGATGTCGATCCCGACCCGCGCGTCCGAGAGGAGCGCGAGCCGTTCACGGAGCGCCTGAATCTCAACGCGTGCGGGCGAGGTGTCCGCGTCCACGTTGATGTTCGGGAGTGACGCCTGAGCCTCTGTCACGACGGCGCGGAGCTTGGCGCCAAACGAGCCGTCGACCTCCAGGGCGATCTTCTGCCGACCGCCCACGGCTGCTATCTCCGCGCGGATCTCCGCCAGAGCAGCACGAGCGGCTGCCGTGTCGGCTCGCACGGCGACGTTCGGATGTTCGGCGCCCAGCTCTCGGAGCTTGGCCTCAAGGCGGGTAATCTCCGCCTCAGCCGTCTCCGCGGAGACGTCGATGCCGATCCGCTTGGTGCTGAGCTGCTCCAGCTTGGCGCGGATTCGGGCTAGTTCGGCGTCTACGCCCGTGTCACCGAGCTTGACGTCCAGTTTCGGCATGGCCTTGAAGGCAGCTTCGAGCTTCCGTCGGATGGAGCGCGCGAAGGCTCCGCCCGCGTCGTCACCCTGCCGTCCGGCAGCGCGTACGCCCGCCTTTCCACCTGCGTTGATGGCGTCGGGGATGGAGATCACGATGTGCTTCGATATCGCCTCCCCCATGCGTCGGCCGGCGTCTTCACCGACACGGTCCGCGATGGGGAGTACGAGAGCTTTCAGCTTCGTGTGGAAGTTGGGGACGATGGGGACAACGTCAACCGCTGCCCCACCGACAATGTCCAGGTCGCCCGCCATTACGCCTCCTGCGTCTGATCTCTCAGCCGCGGGTCGAGGGCGCGGCGCTGCTCGTCTGTCAGCCCCCGCATCTGCGTGGTCTGCTTAGGGGGAACCCCCGGTCGTGGCGTAGGTGTGAATTCCTCGGGCTTCCCGCCGGCAGCAGCGATGGTGACGATTCGCAGTCGACTGACCTCGTCCTTCAAGGACGCGAGGAGCAGTTCGACGCCGCTCCACGGAGCCAGGTCGGGGCGGTGCTCGCCCGTCGCGCGCTCCATGTCGCTCGCGGAGACGCTGTTGCGGATCGCCGTCTTCGTCGCGCTCTCCGGTGGCAGGTGCTCAACCCAGATACGCAGGGTCCGCAGGGACAGCGTCCCGCGGTACACATCGAGCACTCGCGCGCCCGGGTAGTACCGCGGGATGTCCGCTTCTAGCGCCTCCGCGTGGTCCGCGAGGACTTGGCACGTCCACTGGACTTTCCCACCGGCTCTCCGGCAGCCTGCGCGGCGTCAGAGACGAACTCGCCGATCTCAGCGAACGTCGCGTCGAGCTCGACGAACGTGGCGACGTCGTCCGCGTGGAGGACGCCCTCCGCCCACGTGTCGAAGTCGCTCTGTCGCAGGGCTCGCATGTACGAGGGGCGCCACTGGGACGCGTCCTTCACACGGAGGGTCTGGCCAAGCAGCTCCGCGGTGGAGTAGCCCTCCGTGGCCTCGGTCTCCTGCGCCTCAGCGGGGGTCGTGGTGGTGGTCTCAGTCATGCGCGCGGGTCTCCTAAGTCAAGGTGTTGTGGATCTGGCGCGGGTCGTTGTGGAGCTGAAGCGGGACCCGGACCCGCGCAGATACGGGCCCCGCTGGTTTGTGAGTGACTGACGATCAGCCCGCGGGGAAGAACCCGCTGACGTCGACGTCGCCGTAGTCGATGAAGCGCTTGACGGCCGCGCCAGAGGTGCCCTTGTAGAACTTGAAGGTCATCTGGACGGGCATGACGTCGGACGTCTGTGGCTGCTCGTCGCCCCGCTCCGTCACCTTGCCGTTCGGCATGTACAGGCGGAGCCGCTTGTCACCGTCCATCGTGTCGAAGATGAAGGCGTATCGAAGATCGTTGGGCTTGTCCGGCAGGTCGTAGGAAGCGATGCCCGTCGTCGGCTGCAGCGCCGTCACAGGGACGTTGTCGTACAGGCTGCGGACGAGAGGGTTCAGACCCTCCAGGAAAGTGACCTGAAGGCTCTTCGTGGACTTGGTCATCAGGGTGCGGATCGGCTCCAGCGAGCCAGCCGCGTCGACGTCCTTCGTCTCCTCTTCGACCTTGAAAAGCCCACCTTCCGTGGTCACCCAGCCGAGGTTGTGCCACGGGGTCGCAGGGTCGGCGAACGGGGTCGTCGGACTGGCCGTGTTCACAGCCGCCATGTAGACGAGGTAGTCAGTTGCGCCGAAAGTGAGATCGGCATTGCGGGTGTCCGCCATGTGCCCTCCAGGGCATGCGAGAGACCCGCTCGTCGTCGACGTCGGGTCTGTGAGTTCAGGGGGTTACGCGGGGCGCAGGCTCACGGTGTACGAGGCGCCTCGTCGGTGGACAGCCTCATTCGCCCACGGCTGCCGAGTTGGGCCGGAGTCGCATCGGACGTCGCGGATGACGGCGCCGTTGACGGGGCCGCGGAGGAAGAGGAGAGCGTCTCTCACCTGACTCGACAGGGTGCGTGCCTCGTCCTCTGTCGCCGCGAAAATATCGACGGCAACACGGGGGTGAAGCGCGAAACGTTCATCGCTTCCCCCGATGCGCTCAACGCGGATGACAGGGAGGCGAGTCTCCAGGTTCGCGGGAGTCTCAGCGCCGGCGAAGACACCGAACGTGGCCTCAGCCCACGGGGCCAGCACCGCTTCAATCTCAGCCGGCACGGTGTGCCGCCTTCATTGCGTCGATGCTCTTCGAGAGCACCGCGTATCGCGGCGTTCGTCCGTTGCCGTGCTCGACGATCCTGGCCTCCGGAGAGGTGTTGACCAGTCGAGCCCCCGCGCGCATCCTCGGCTTGCCGCGGAACGGCACGTTCTTGTAGATCGGTAGGACGTCGAACGCGGCCTTGTACCGGCCAGGGTGCGGGTCGGTCTGCGGGTCGCCTACAGGGGAGATCGACTCCGCAACGCCCTTCATCTCGACGGCAGCCTTTCGGCACGCGCGCTGAATCCAGGGGCGCTGCAGCATGGTTCCGATGCCGGAGTACCGGCCGGTGTACTTCGAGCGGTAGGCCATCAGCCAGTCACCTCCGTCAGGGACGCCTCAAGGTGGGCGAGCGACGTTGCCGGGAGGGTGTTGGGTCGCCCTTCCACCTGCCAGATCTCGCCGTTGCTCCGGATGATCCGGTCCGCAGGGCGGACGTCGGTCCCGAGCGGGGCGAAGAGAACGCGGCGCGTCTCGATGGTCGTCGATGCGCTGTGCGTCTCCGTCGAGCTGCCTACCGTCACGCCATAGGGCGGCATGACGGCGCAGAAGTCGACAGAGAAGCGTGTCGGTGGCCCCGGGATCTCAGACCCCGTGGAGTCACGGACCACGCCTCCAGGCCGCTCAATTTCGATCGTCTCGGAGAAGAGCTGCGCGAAGAGGCTCACGTCGGCAGCCAGACTGCCATGGGCGGCGCAACGTCCTCCGGAGCAATGTCCAGGGACGCCGCTCCGAACGCTATGCCTACCGCGCGACGCAGCCGGCGACGCTCATCGTCGGACAGAACGACGCCAGTACCCGAGTCCGCGTAGGACTGGAGCATGCCGCCGGCCTGTTCCGACCGGAGCCCGCCGGGGTTCGTCAGGATGCGAGCCGCGACCATGAGTGCGACGCTCTTGACTCCGCGCTGCGGCGGATCTGTC